CCATGATTTGTAAATTTGACTTTAGAGTCTTGGGTAGAAATTCCTTCTGGTTTTACAATTAAATTTCTATTTGTATATCCAGATCCTTCCGATTCAACTTTGATATCAACCAACACATTTTTAAAGTCAATAGTACGGAATTTATGAATACCTCTATTTCCTGTGGTAGTAAATCCTATAGTATTAATCCCTGCTTTATAATCAGACTGATTACCGTATAACTGAATTGTGTTTGAATTAAAAACTTTTGCGTAGTAAGAACCACCATCTAGTAAAGTTTCTGATTGATCTGCATTACTGCCATAATAAGTTCCAATTCCAATTTCACTATTTCCATTTGCATTGTAAATAATTTCTTGACCATCTGTTAAGTTATGATCTTGTGCAAAAGTAATAGTTTCTGCAAGAACATTTAAACTATTTAAAGCATCAAACTCAAATTGACTTTGTTTTCTTTCAATGATGGGATCTAAAATACAACCAGATCCATTTCCACCAACGATGCGGACAAAGGAAACAGTATTAACTTCAACTTCTGGAGTATCTAATAAAATAGATTTGACAGATCCTTCAAGAACTGGTGTAATGAATGAAGTTGCTCCTGTAGATACTTGTGGAGAAGATACACTTAACATAGGTGCATCTATAACATCGTAATCTGTTCCATTATTGTAAATTGTTTTCCCTGATATTGGTCCATAGTAAATTTCATCAGTTCCCTTATAACTAATAATTTCGGTTCCATTAACTAACATACCAACAGGTTTTCCTGCTGTAGTTAATTCTTTTTGACCATTATTAGTCTTTGGTTTTAATGTAATTTTTCTTAAAGATTTGCTAGATGTAATCTTTTTATTATATTGCCTTAAAAGAGTCAGAGAATGTTTCCCAGAAGGATGATTTTGCGAAACACTTATCTCTATAAACTTATCTGTGTAGATAAATGATTTTGAGACATATAAACGAACACTATCTTCAGAAACTATTTTTATAAAATAATTTCTACCAGAAGTTAATCCAGTAATTGGGTTTGCTTCATTTTCAGCAATATAGATTACTTCATCTCCAGTAATAAATGGTAATGGTAATTGTATTTGTGGAAAAATAATGCTGTTATTGATCACATTTATATTATCAGCATTATCAATAAATCTACTAGCAAAATCAGATTTAATTTCAAAATCTGGTAAAGAGTTTGTTGCTACATATGCATAATCATTACCATCACTATAAACGTTTTGTATGTTTGCAAGTAAATTTGGATATTTTAACTCTTCAGAACTCGAACTGGCATATTTTAATCTTCTTTTGACATCAACTATTCTTGTATTTAAAGCAACTCCAGAAATATTTACATAACTCTCCAGTTTTAAACTGTAATTTGTAGCATCAGCAATTCTACCAATACCATATACAGTATTCAGTCTCCTATCAACAATTTCTACTTCATCACCCTTTTTCATACTACTCTTATCTAGCAAATCTTTTGTAGTATGAGTGGTATTAGATTCGGAAGATTCAATTTGATATCTTGAACTTGTATTGTATATCCACGAATTAAATAAGAGTTCCTTATATGTTTTGTTTAATTGTGGATTTACAACATTATCACCCAGATTAATTACAGTAATGCTTTCATCATCATTTGTTAGGGTTGTATCTTCTGGAAAATTTATTTCTGATAATATGTTAGAAACAGAAAATCTTACTATTTTAGTAATATCACCATTTTCATAAGCATAGACATATTGAGGATCTCTAACAGAATCACTATCCGATATTTCATTAAGAATGCCAGAACAGTTTAAAAATTGATTTACAGTTTTTTCTGTATATGTAATCGTATTATCTCCACACAAAATAGTTCCACTTTCTGGAAATCCGATAGTAGAATCTACACTTAATGTTTTAGAATTAATTGGAAAATTTCCAATAACTTTAGATGATGCTGTTATATTAAAAGTTCCGTTTATTAAACTTCTATCATCGTATCCCTCAAATAAAGAAATCTTATATGTAAATTTTCCTCTTTTCTTTACAATTTCTATTTCTGATATTGGTCCGTTTGCTGTTCCATCGGAACTTACCAAGGTTTGACCAACAATTAGATCTGGATTTAAACCTTCTAGTAATTCTCCAAATATAACTTTTCTTCTAATGTAATCCGCAGAAGAAGGTTTGACTAATTGTTCTTCTAGATTTAAGATACTTGGTGTGATACCATAAAGAACATTAAAAAGAATTCTAAAAGATTCTTCCGTACCTTTGGTTTTATAAAGAGTTGATGATTCTTTAAGAAATGTTCCTACGTTTAAACCATCTACAAATTTTAAATTTTCTAATTCTGGTGTTAAAAATCCTTTAATTTTTTTATAAAATTGCTTTAAAAATACATTACTTAAGTTTTCAACTGTATCACCAGATTGGTGTTTATCAATTTCTGTAGATTTGAATACTAATTCAGTTCCATAATTACCTTCTTCATATGCTTCAATACCACTGAATCCTCTTAGACATCCAGAAAAACTAGTTGCCGTTTTTTCTTTATAAGAAATAATTTCATTATTGATCTTTAATAGACCATATTCATCAGGAAATCCAAGAGTAGAATCAACATATATTTCTTCATCACCATAATTAACACTCTGTGTTAGACTATAAGTCCTAGAAACAATATCCTCAGTAAGAATATCAAGATTCAAATACTGATCAAGATTGTCCAGAATATCCGTAGGACCACCTTGGAATTCCTGAGACAAATAATATTGAGTCAAAAATTCTACAAAATTAGTATTTTCCTCTCCAATAAACCTTGGTAGTTGGTTTTGTACAATTTGACTTGTCTTTACTCTTATGTCAAACCCTTCTCTAAGCATATTACCTCGTTAATTTTCCGTTTGGATAACTGGATGATGTTGGGAACGTTAAACCCGATATACTTTCACCAGAAGAAATAGTATCTTTCTTCATATTTATAGTAGGAACGCTATTGGATACATCAAAAACTACAAATAAATCTTTTAATCCGATTACATCATTTGAGTCAGGAAATGCCTGAATTTCGATGATATTATCTGCTTGCACTGTATTAGTGATTTTTATTGTATTCAGTATAACTTCCCCTTCAGTGTAATCTACTGTTCCAACAGATTGACCTACAACAAGAGCTTCTCTACTTGTAGTATCAAATCTAATTAATGATATTGTTCCCTTCCCAGAACCATCTAAAGAACCATCTTCGTTCTTATTTGGAACATCTGTTAAGAATACTGTTCCTGGTTGTCCTTCAACATTAAATCCGGTACTTTTGATAGTACCACCAAATGGGTTAATGTGAAATCTATTACCAAAACATAACTCATACTGTGCAAATGCATTTATTGTTGCCTTTAAATCCCTTCTCATCCTAACTTTTGTTATGTTGGATGTAATTGCATCATCCACTTTATCAATCACTTGACACAATTTACTATACTTAAATCTACCACCAAACTTGTTGAGATCTGTGGATTTTGCGTAAGACTCTAAAGAAGAAACAACTCTTCCTTGAAGTGACTGAATTGTTGATATCTTGGATGCATTAAAATAGATTGAAGAATCAATTTCAACATAAAGTATTTTCAGATCTATAACTTCTTGGTTAATTCCAATAATAGAATAATCTTTTAGTTTTGATTGAATTTGTAATTTAGAGAAGTCTGATAGGAACGTTCCATTTTTAGGTTTAATTGAAATGAAAACTTGACCAAACTTAGGTGGATTTAATTCTTCTCCTCCAACAACTGCTACAGATTCTGTATTAGGGAAAATTTGTTTAACAATTGTCTCATAGTCTCTAGTCGTAACTGCCCTGTTCTGGGCGCTGTACTGCTTTGGAGCAAAGTATTTGATACTATCTAAAGACTCTACTTCCGCCCCATTTCTAGAACTTTGTAGGGTGCTTACAAAGGTTGATTCTGTTGGGGTTACTGGTAAACCATTTGCTCCCTCAAATCTTCCTGTAAAGGAGAATGATCTGACTCCGTTTCCACCATCACCATTAGTCACAATGTATGCGACTGTCACAACAGCATTGTTATTTAATTTTTTGCCAAAATATCCATCACCAAAGATAATCTCATATTTCTCATCTTTTATTTCTTGTAAAAGAAAGATTTCAGAAGTTCCATCTACTTTGTTTATATTATCTACATACCTGTACTCTGCACCTCTACCAACTTCATTAGATTCACGAACATATACTTTTACCGTAGAAGTATCAATATTTGGATTATCTAGAATAAATCTCTGTTTGATAGAACTATCAACAGTAAATTTCTTTTGTACAAAGATTCCTTCATAAATTTCAATCTCATCGAAAAATGCCTGCCTCTCTGTTGATACATCAACATTAGATCCTGAAAGAGAAGTTGTATTAACAGTAATATCCTCTGGTATCGAAAAAGTATAAGAAGTATCTGTCTCAGTTCCTATACAAACCAAACCTTCTTTTAGTGTAAGAATAGAAGATGCTCCGAAAAAATTGACATCAAAAGAAATTGTTGCTTTTGCTGCCGTTTTAGATCTAGGTAGGTAACCAATATTTCTTGCAAGAGAAACTACGTTCTCTCTCATGGTTGCAGAGTCTAAAAAAGACTCATTTGCAATCATGTTTGCATTGAATGCGGAGATATATGTATTATATGCCAGCGTATCAATTAAGACTGAGAAATTAGATCCTTCAAAGTCAAAATCGGTAAATTTGCTATTTGATCTTAGATAATCTTTAATCGATAGTTTTATCTGATCAAAATCTAAATTAGTGTACTGTGTAAAAGGCATTTTATCTTGTTGCCTCTAGTATGAAGTTTACGGTTTGTGCTGGAATCTCCTGTCCTACAACATCAAAAATAATAGTTATGTCTAAAGCGTTACTATTCTGATATGCATTAACTTCAACAACTACATTTTCAACCCTAGGTTCAAAATTCTCAATAGTTGTAGTTATTTGGTCTTTTATAGTGGCAGCTATTCCTAGATCAAAATTTTCAAACAAAGAATCTCTAACAGTTGATCCAATAACAGAGTTAAACAGTCTTTCTGATGGAATTGTCTCCACAAGGTTACGAACGGACCTTGCAATAGCAGATCCGTTCGATAAAACTGTTAAATCTCTGGTGACTGGATGGGGAGTAAAGGATAAACTTATGTCCCTAAAGGATCTACTAGTCCTTTGTGTTGGCATTTAACAACAAATTACGATATTCAATTTTATTTATACCCTATTCTTGTAGATTTTTCTGTCCTTTCTTCTTATCATCGTGCATAATCTCCTGAATACATAATTCTTCTGCACAATCATTGGTTTTATGGGGTTGTGTCCAATAATCCGTGATCAAACCTTGTGTTCCCCACATCTTATACATGTACTCTTTGTCTCTATCTACTGGTGAATTGCCCATTTTGCTCCTGTTTCGTAAAAAACAGAACTTTTTGAGGGGTTGCTATCCCTATTTTTATTTATTTTCAGTATTTTCGCGCTCTTTTTCGCGCTCCTTGGCAGTTTTCCAGTGATATTCATCCTCTCGACCCATTCCAAGGCGATCAAAACCATTTTCAACCGAGTAAAATTGAGTTGAAACCTTAAAATCGGGCATTTTGGGGTCGGCAGGAGTCAAACTATTATCAAAAATACGCAATCTG